TCGGCCGCAACTACAGCCAAGGCTACCACTTCATGCGGATGGCCATGAACCACCGGGCGTTCGCCATGCGTGTGGCCGTCCTCAAGCACCTCCAGCACCCGCGCAACCACGGCAAACTGCTGGACGTCATCCGCCGGCTCCAAGGCGGCTTCACCCTTACCAATACACCATAATGCCCACCCCTCCCTTCTTCAGTTTCCGAACCACCATCGAGAACAGGGTGGCCCAGTACCTGACCCCGCTGTTCCCAGGCGTGACGGTCAACAAGGGCGTCACCGACGACCTCCGGGTCATCCCGATCATCATCGTCCACGCCGAGTCGAGCAGCAACATCGACGACCTTGGCTCACAGACCCTTGGCAACTACAAGGCCGTGGTCAAAATCTACGTCTACTCCTCGGCCGACGACGAGACCCTTGAAACGCACCGTGCTAGGGTCGTGGAGGTCATTGGAGCCATGCGCGACGTCGCCGGCATCGCCTCCCTCTGGAACGTGTCCACGGACGGCCAGCTCTACGACCTATGGATCGAGAATGACGAGGAAGGCATGAGCCAGCGTCGCTACGGCAACGCCATCGAGTACACCTTCTGGGGCGTCATGCCCCCCGCCCCTTGACACTTGGCTAAACCCATACGACAATGTCTTCCATTGATTACGGCGTAGCACATTTTTATGGTCTGTATGGCACGGTCACCTATGCGACCCTCCAGTCCGACTCCCTGTCCCAGAGCTTCAAGCTCGACGTCGAAGTTTCCGACGAAGAAGGCCGAGTGATCACCGACCGCCTGGACGACCTTTATCAGGAAATCACCCTTGACGGTGTCCTGAAGGATGGAACGACCCCCGCAATCGGCACCCAGTTTACCTACCTTGGTATCCAATGGATTCTGAAGTCCCTTGAGGACAAGGGTACGAACAAGGACTTCCGCAAGGTCACCGTCAAGGGCGTCAAGTACCAGCAGATCGCCTAATAGGGGTGCATCCCAAATGGATGCTCGCTACCTACAGGCTACGACCGTCCTGCCCCGCCAAGATAAGGTGTGCGGCAGGACGCTTCGTCCTTTCTGCCTCCGGCATCGCATTGCCCTTGAGGCAATCAAGTCGCCTTTCCTAGACCCGGCGAATAAGAAGTTCGACCCTGTTCAGGTCGTCATGGCGGCGCGGATTCTGTCCACCTACGACAAGCAGGAGATGGCTCGTCCGCTTTCCTACGTCGAGAAGTGCTTCGTCGCCTACATGGCGATCAACAATAAGTACTATTCGCGCTGCGTCGGGACAATCCTTGGCTGCATCAAGGTCTCCCTGTCCTATCCCAAGTTCTGGCAGAAGGAAGACAAGAAAGACCATAAGAAGTACGAAGACATCCCCTTCCCGCTCTCCTGTGTGGCCAGCCTCTGCCGTAACGGCGTCAGCCTGGAGGAGGCTTGGACCATGCCGGAAGGCGAAGCCGTCTGGATGTCCATCGCCAGCGCGATCTACAACGGAGCCAAGATTAACATCCTCTCGACCGAAGAGGAAAAAGATTTAGAGAATTTCGACGCCCGTATTGAAGCCTACAAAAAGGCGAACAACCTACCCTAAGCCATGGCCGACCTATCAGTAACAATTGGACTAGACCAGAAGGAGCTGGAGAAGGGTCTTGCTGACGCCGGCAAGAGCCTTGGCAAACTTGCTGGCTCTACCCAGGCAGGTATTAACCCTTTTCAAGCCACGGCTAACAAACTGTCGACCGGCATGGGTATCGGCGGGATGATTGCTGGTCCCATCGGTGCGGTTGTCGGCGCGTTCTTTGATGCCTTTGGAAGTATGCTTTCATCCGCACTTGCCAAGGTTAAGGAGATTGCCGAATACGCGCAGAAAATCCGCCTAACTTCTCTGACTACCGGGTTGAGCATCGGACAGGTTCGACAAGTAGAAGCAATCGGAAAAGCATTTGGAGTCAGTTTGCAGACTATGACGAGTTCGCTCGTCGAGTTCACGCGCCGCATGGGCGAGGCTCGCATCAAGGGCGGAGAAATCACGAACATCCTTGCCAAGATGGGTGTCGGCCTGGACGAAGTCGCCAACGGTACTTTCGATCACCAGAAGGCGATGAAGATGCTGTCCGACTCCTATGCCGCCGGCACGGACGAAGCCACGTTGCTTTACTATGGCACGAAGATGTTCGGCGACTCGTTTAAGGAACTTCTCCCAATCATCAAGGCCGGCTCCAAGGCCATTGACGATGCTGCCGACATTTATCTCAAAGCCAACGAAGGTGCGGTCGCTGCCTTAGGACGAGGCAAGGTCGACATGGATAAATGGGGTCAGATTTGGGACAATTTCTGGATCAACCTTATCGGTTCGGTCTTTCAAATGATTGAGGAAATGCAGTTCTCTTTCAAAAACTTTTTCACGCTAGGTGCTTGGAATCCATTTGAATCCTTGGAAGACGAGGTTGCCCGGAAACTCGAAAATACACCCAAGTACATGACCAACGAAGAACGCGCTGCGTTTGTTTTGGAAGAGATTGACGACGACAAGAAAGAGGCCGCAAAAAAGGAAATTGAAAAGCAGCTCAAAGGAAACGGCAAAGTCCTTTCCCCTTTCGGAATGGCGGAAGCCGGCGCGGCGTCCCAGATGCAGCAGATGGGCGGTGGCGACATCTTCGGGGCCGTTGCCTTCTCTCCCCTTGAACGGATCGCCACGGCGACCGAAGCCACGGCCGAACACACCAAGCCCAAAGACACCCCTCCCCCCCGTACCCCTGACGACCTTCTCCGCTAATGGCCTCTCCTACCACAATCGGTTACGGAAATAACCTCATCAATCCTATCGCCCAGCCTGGTTGGCAGGTCGAGGCGGACGGTTTCGGTCTTATCCAAGCTCAGGTTAAGTTCAAGTGGACGAACAGCCAGATTCCCGGGTTCACCACAACCTTCGCCAAGGGTACCACGTTCCAAAGCCTTGTCGGAGTGATTACCCCGAGCAGCCTTGCTCAACTAAAACTTTGGAAGGCCAATTACGTTTACGAAAAGAACAACGTCATTACCGTCACCGCCGACTTCTGCGGTATTGATCCTACGGTAAATAGCGGACAGTTCAGTAATATGCAGATGGTGATGACCGGGGCTACCGCATCCGAGCCTATCGAGCATCATCCTAATTTCTTGGTCAGGAACTGCATTTCAATTTCTCCAGGCAATGTTCTGGCAGGATTCCCGCCGGCTACTGGTTGGGACCCTAATATTGCCACGAATCCTAACCGCGCACTATGGACCCCCAAGGTGGCCAATAATGGTGCGACGCAGGGCCAGCAGTTCGTCGGCTTCCTACCTAATCAAGGTGCCGCCGAATACGCAGCCGGGAACATCAACATCAAGGCCGGCATCAAGAACTACTACAAGCCTTCGCTGACGCTGCGCGGTCTTTGGTACCAAGCCAGCGAAGTCGCTGCTCTTGATCTTGCTTCTTATGTAGGCTATTGCACCGACGGCTCTGACATGGGTATGCCTGAAGCATATCAGAAGCTGGCTAAAAATAACGGGTACTCTGGAAACTTCCAGTATACGTCTCTGTTTGAATCCAAGATTAACCGAACCTTCCTCATCACCAGTTGCTCGGTCGAGCAGTTCGGCGGCATCTATAAGATCAGCATGGACTTCACCATGTCAGGCATCTCTGGTTGGGACCCCGACGTGTATCCCACGATGGTCGCATGAGGTCTCTGAACGGATTCAACAGCGGTTCGCTGGACGGTTCCTTCGCCGCTGGTCAGCCTATTTCTGCGTCCTCGCTGAACAAGTTGGCCGGTTCGGCCGACAAGTCTCGTCCGATGATGTCGAACGACGTTCAGTTCATGTCGACGGGCGGAGGCGTCGCTTACGGTATTCCGCAGAAGGTATACAATCAGGAATCAAGCGATACCGACGCAAGAATCTACCAGCAGTACCAGTTAGATGTGGTCAACATCGAGATTAGCCCAGGCGTCTTCGCCCAGAAACTCAAGCTGGCCAAGGGGACAGTCAACTTCACCCAGAGCAATATGCCCCGGGTACGCCTGGGCGGTCACAGCGACCAGCGTCAGGCTTGGCTCTACAGGACTGCCGTGCTAGGCACGGGCGTCACGGCGACGCAGGGGGCTGACACGTCGACCATCTGGATGGAAGCCAACGGGTATTATAACATCGGTTCCGCAGGCACCTATTACGTCACGATCAGCAAGTTCGACATCAACCAGTCGAACAACGACACGACCTCCGCGCTGCTCAACGCCGAAGTTCCCTTCGTCTCTATCTTCAAGTCTGGCGACGCCATCGAGAACACGATCTTCTCCGAGACAGGGCCGTCTGAGTATGTCAACAAGACCAACATGGCGAAGATGTCTGGTTACGACGCCACGTCGACCGGCCTGTCTGGCGACTGGGGCAACTGCCACACGACTTGGTTCAACCCGGTCAAGTGGGGCTACTCGGTTAAGTTGATCGGCATCGTGACGGCGGTATTGGACCCGACTTCGGGAGGCATCGTCCTGACCGTCGACCAACATATCCTTGGCCCTATCGACCTCCAGATTCCGTGCCTGTTCAACGGCACGACCCTTTGCAATCAGGACGACCTGAACGAGGCTAACGACCCTTACAACCTGAACAAGGATTCGGGCTGGACGGACATCATCAATTCTAACGACCTTGCCAATTTCGAGAGTATCACCCCCGTGACAGAAGACTGGTATCAGGAGTTCATCGGTCCGGCCGACTGGACGTCGTATAACTACTCGTACCTCATCCCGGCGAGCTGCGCGGCTCAGGACGACGGCGAGACCTGCGAACATCCGTTCCAGTTCCACCCGTTCGTCGTCACAAGCGAGGCTGGCGACCTGTTCCGCGCCAACGTCTGCTCGGGTATGGTCAACAACCTTGTTCCGTTCGACGAACCCGCCTCGGGTACGCTGCTGCCGGCGACCATCGACTTCCTCATCAATCAGGACACCTATATTTACCTACGCCTGGGTACGGAAGCCTACGCCTCCAACAACCCCATCTTCCCGGTCACAGATCAGACCGACCCGTACTACCCGACGATGGTCCAGTCCCAGACGACCCTTACGGACACGGACGAGTACTGCTACATCCTCATGGGCGTGGCGCGGAACATCGGAGACCCCGCAACCTTCACCATCGACCAGACCATCTCCGGCTCTGTCTGGGCCGAGCGTCTCAAGATTGGAACTGACACCGCCCGTTACTACTGGGCGGGAGTCTGATGGCCTCGCGCATCGGTGGGCCAAAGGTAGGTGGGTTCGACCCATTAGGACCGACGTGGGCGTCTATGCGTTCTCCGCTTGTGCTTAACGCATTTAACTGGAACGCATCGTACACTAAGTTTTCTAGGCAATGGCCTTTAAGCGCGGCAAGCCCTCCCAAGTTCTTTAAGTGGGATAGCGGTTCCCTTTTCCGTCGAGATACGTTTGGGCCTCCGGCATATTACACAATTGGCAACACCGAGGGGCCAGACCCCAGCATCGTCTATACGGGTTGGAGCATCGGTATCCAATACCCCAACAGGACGGTCGATAACCATGACTTCCTTGAACTCGTAGGCGAAGCCCTAGACACGGACATTGGTACATTCATCATCACGGCGGACGCTCACGACGTAAACACGGGCGGACAGAACCTTTCCGATCAGCCTCCAGGCGGGACGGAAATCTACGACATCGGCAAATTGACAGGTTTCTAAGGGTATTGACATACGGCTAAACCCAAACGGCGAACCTATGTCCTGTACCCAGCATCAGTTCAAACGGGGGGTCACCTTTAACGGTGCCGGTACCTATACCCCCGAGGCTGGGTGGCCTTCCTCCCTTACCGGGGTGACCATCGTCACCGCGCTGCGCGACGCCCGGAACCAGCTCCACTACCTCGACGTGGCGATCACCAGCCCGACGACCTTCACCGTTTCGTCCAATCAGACCCAAGAGTGGCACCCAGGCACGGCTTACTGGGATATTCAGTTCTACCAGAACACGACTGAAATCTTCTATTCGGCCACCGTTCGCATCGAAATCCTGCCGAACGTCACCCCTAACCAAGTTTCTACCTGATGTCCTTCACGATCAGCATCAACGACCAAGCCGCCTTTGAGGTCCAGTTCGCTGGCCCCGCCGGCCCGACGGGACCGCAGGGTCCGCAAGGTCCGCAGGGTATCCAAGGCCCGAAGGGCGACCAAGGTGATCAGGGTCCGCAGGGTATTCAGGGCATCCAAGGTATTCAGGGCGTCAAGGGTGACCAAGGCGACAAGGGAGATAAGGGCGACCAAGGCGACCAAGGTATCCAAGGTATCCAAGGCATCCAAGGTATCCAAGGCGACAAGGGTGACAAAGGAGACCAAGGCGATCAGGGCGTCCAAGGTGACAAGGGAGACCAAGGCGACATCGGCCCCCAAGGTCCGCAGGGTATCCCCGGAACCCCAGGCGTCGTCGCAGCCACCGCGCCGCTGGCCTACGACTCTGGCACCCAGACCGTCAGCATCAGCCCTAACCCCAACTTCGACTCTATCTCCATCGCTGCTGGTGGCTACGCCGGCTTCCTTCAGAATCAAGTCTTCATCGGCGACGGCATCCTGACGAACTACTTGGACATGACTCAGGGTCTTGTCCTTCAGAACGGTTCAATCACCTTCCCCGACTCCACGTCTCAGACCACGGCGTTCAATTCGTCCGTCCTGCTGCCTTACGCGCTGATCAACTCGCAGGTCTTCACCGGCACCCCGAGCTTGCCCACGGGTACCATCGGCGTGACCCAGCCGACCCTGACGTCGTCGACCCAGTTGGCTACCACGGCCTTCGTCCAGCAGGAACTCGCCGCCGGCACGGCCAACGCTCGCAACCTTGAACTGCTCGTCCGCAACCAGAGCGGCGTGACCATCCCCGCCGGCTCCATCGTCTACATCAGCGGTGCGACGGGCAACCTGCCCCTTATCACGCTCGCCCAGGCGAACAACGACGCCAACTCGGCCCAGACCATGGGCTTCGTCAAGACGTCGATTGCCAACAACGGTCAGGGCTACGTCATCGTGCGCGGGGTGCTGGAGAACATCAACACCTCCGCCCTTACGGAAGGCGTCCAACTTTACCTGTCCCCGACGACCCCGGGTGCCTGGACGACCACGAAGCCGGTCGCCCCGCAGCACATGGTCTACGTCGGCATCTGCATCCGTTCGCACCCGACGCTTGGCACGATTCTGGTGGCCGTCCAGAACGGCGTAGAACTCGACGAACTCCATGACGTCCTGATCACGACTCCGACCAACGGTCAGGTATTGTCTTACGACTCGGTCTCTGGCCTGTGGAAGAACTCGGCTGCTGCCGGCGGTGCGGTCTGGGGGGGCATCACCGGCACTCTCAGCTCGCAGACGGACTTGCAGTCCGCACTCAACGCCAAGGCCAACCTTTCTGGGGCTACGTTTACGGGCAAAGTTAACCTCCCCGACCTAGGCGTAAACACTCCCTCTTTGAACCTCGGCGGCACGGCCCTAAGCACGACCGCTACTTCGGCGGCCTCTGGCGATGTTTGGATTTCTGGAGCGACGTCCCCGAAACTCACCTACAAAGTCGGC